TATGTAGCGTCATCTGAAAAAACTTTTGCTGTACTCTTTGGTGCTACTGGACCGTATTGTGCCGACATATCACCTAACTCAGGACCACCCACATACTGCGTATGCCAAACTACACCAATTTCAGATGATAACATCTGTTTTGCTAATTTACTATCTTCCGGAACAGCATATGTTATTAATTGTGGTTTGAAAACAATATAACTCTCACCATTAATTTTTTCTGTTTTTAAATCCTCTTTTGCAAAGAGAATATCGCCTTGTAAAATACCTTCTATACCTAACTTTTTAAAATGCTTGAGTGCAAGCATTAGTTTGTTTTGTAGACCAGGCGATTCGTGATTTTTTCTAATATCTGCGGGTGTTTTGTTTAACTTCGGACTCTTGTTAAATATGCTTTTAGTAGCAACAAAGAACCTACCATCTTTTGGATCTTTCCCAGCAAATATAGCAGGACTGCCGTCCCACTTAGTTGTTACTTTTGCTTTCTTACCGCCGTGCCCAGACAACATGCCAGCAACACTAGCAAGATGATTTAATGCCTTTTTTGCACCATTAAGTCCTTCATAGAATACTAAATCCTCTAAGTGAGTCATGTGTGTATTCTTACCTTCTGCTTCTAGCAATGTCCACTTTGCCATGTCCTTGCTTTCCCCGAATCGATATGTTCTTTCTTCTCTATTTGATCTTTCTTCTCTATTTGGCCTGTCATGGCTAGGGATCGGTTTTCTTTTAGTTACTGGCTTGTTGGGTTGTTCTTCGCTCTCTTCATCGTCTAATCCGATAAGATTAGCGGCGCCAGCAACTGCACCTTTTAAAAACTTTTCTACTTTACTGGCTGCTTTATTTTCCCAAGAGTCTGGGTTGGTGCCTTTATCCCAATTACCCTCGTTTAAATCAGATATCTTCACTTTCGCCCGCCCTGCGAATACCACGAATGAATTTTTTATTATCTTGTCCGCGTATACTATTGATGAGGCGTCTTTCTAGTTCAGAAGCAGTATCATGGTCGTAATTTTCATAAAGCTTGTTAACAAGATTTACGGCACTGTCAATGATGTGTATAGCGCGACTTTCGATAATCGCACTTTTATTCTTCTCGTTATAAAGAGTGTTTAATTCTTCAAGTATAGTTCTAGTCTTACGTTTCATATTTTATATACGCTCTACATGTATTTATGTATTTTAATTGTTAAATTTTGCTTTCTTATTAATAGAAGTCCAACCAAATCCTCTAACTGAGTAATAACAAGACGCAATTTTCCAATTTGGAATACGCGGGTCTGCGGCTTTCATGCCTAATTTAAATATTACGTCTGCTTGTTTTCGTAATCTATCAATATGAAACTTGTCTAAACTTTCTGCTTCTTTAAATTTTCTCAATGCGCCATACAAAACATCATGAATAACTGCGCCTCTTGCAACATCCCATGGAGATATAACCGCCCACATTGCCCGGGATACTGATGCTAAATCTGTATGATAGCCCACTGGAGCAGTAATTAAAATAGTGTTTGGTGTCTCATCTAGTTGTAGTTCCATACGACTCCAATCAGAAAGTGTATGCACCATATCAGGAACCCTAAATTTATCTATTTCAAATTTCAGTGGTTCAGTCAACACCCATTCTCTTGGGCCAACAAAGTCTGCTTGTAACCAATTATTCCATTTCATAGTAAAAATCCTTTTGATTTATACTATTTATAATTCGTCATCGGTTCTCATGTTGTTCAATAACGATCGAATCTTGCTTCCACTTGATTCTGCAGTGACTTTTGAGGAATCTCCACCACTAACAGTTGCACTTCTATTAATTTTATTAAAAATATCAGTCGAGGACCCAGTTGGAGTATACTCTGTACTTTCATCATTGCTGTGATATGACTGCGCTTCTTCTCCTATATCACGAATACGCAAACTGTCCAAATCAAACTCTAAATCAAGTTTCTGTCCTACACCACTACTGCTTCGTGTTTTCATAAACTGTATTTGATATCTTCCACGCTCACGCATTGCTCTACTAGTAAAAATACCAATAACGTTATCTGCTGTATTAACCTTACTAATACCGCCAGCAATGTGCGAATGATCAAACTCAATCTCGTCTACTGCACCCCTGTTTAACTGCGACGCAGTAACTAATACTGTGTCTAGTTCTTTAGCAAAGTTACGTAGTTCCTCTGCCACATACTTGTCTTTAACAAACAAATCGCTTGGTGCTACTTTAGCACTTACTGGCATACATAAGTCTAAGTAATCAACTAAAATAACATCTGGTGTTATTCCTTTTTGTACACTTAGTTCTTTTACATAACTACGAAAATCATTAATATTGCTTTGTGCTGGCATATATTTAATTTGTAAATTTCCAGCCTTTTTAGATACTAACTTAATCTTCATCTCAACAGTGTCGAGATCTTTAAAAATTTCCTTTGCTGGAATATTGGCTACCATACTATCAACACGCATTGCTGTAAGTTCTTCACTTAACTCCAAAGTAAAGTACAGTACATTTTTACCTTCTAACACCCAGTTAACTGCCAAATTCTGCATAAACAAACTCTTACCACTACCACTACCACCTGCAAAAATATTAAGTTCGCCTCTGTTAAACCCACCAAATAATTTCTTATCAAATGTTGGCCAGCCTGTACTCAACTGTCCGTTATTAGACTTTAGCGACATTAGCCTCCCTCTAGGATCATCCCAATAATCTGTTCCCATATCCTTTGTAAGACCAATTTGTACTGCTTTCTTAATCTTCGCTTCTACTAAATTGTAGTCACCCTTCTCAAGTAGATCAGCACTGTCTAAGATTGCTTTCTCAAGTTCTTTATGTCTACTAAATGTTTCAAATTCATCCATTAACCAGTTAGTATGATCTTCTGTAACCTCTTCTATAACACTTAACTTAGAGCCTGTCTTGCTGTTTATTTGTTTTACTTCGGGCAAAGACTTATATTCATTTACATACTCTTTTATAAATTTCGCCACCGGACGCAAACTTCTATCAAAGTTTTGCGGATTAAAAATATTTTGTACTCTAACATATGCTTCTGGATTAGCCACTAGCATTTCTAAATACAATTTTTGTAGTTCTGCGTTATACTCGTTGTTCATTAATTTTTTTCTTTGCCATTAAGTTAATTTTAAGACTTGATGTTTCTACATTGTCTAATATACTTTTTAAAGTAAACAATCTACCATATTCAACTACTGCTTCATTTATATCGTTACACGTATCGTGCCAAGTTGGAAAACTTACATCCCACTTGTAGTGTAATGCTTGCTGTATTAATTTATTACCAGCACTATCATTGTCTGGCACCATTATTACTTGTTTATTTAAACTCTCAATTAAGTCTACCTGTGCGTCGCTCATATCACTGCCAAGTATAGCAACACCGCCTATAGCAATTGCGTCAAATGGGCCTTCTGTAACGATTACGAACTTACGCTCATCTTTTTGTGCGTCAATGTTAAACACATATCCTTGCGGCATACTATTAAAGTATTTAGGATTGCCTTTCTCTGTTAAACGAGCCGTATAGCCTACAATGTTATTTTTCCATAAAAAGGGTATAACTACTCTTTTGTTAAATCTTGCTGTTGTTACTGGTGTCCAGTAAAACGGATAGTCATTAATACTTAACCCCCTGTTTACCAAATACTCCACAATTTGAGTATTATCACTTTGCAATGGATCACACTGCTCTGGAAAGTCAGTAGGCTCAAAATTAATCTCTACTTCTTCTTCAATTAATCCGTGTTCAATAGCAGTTTCTTTTAACTGTATTGCGGTAAGCACCAGACGTTTAATCTCTGATTCTGCTACACCCATCCAGTCCATCAACTGCCTAAGTTTTCTGCCTAATGGTCTTCCGGGTTGCCATCCTGTCTTATATCCACAGTTAAAACAGTTATAGGATATTGCTTCGCCATTTAGTATAATACCCCCTCTACTTCGAGAGTCTCGCGTTTCGCCGTTGTGTACACAACAAGGAGCATTAAATGAATTCCAGCCACTAGAACTTTTCTTTACCTTTCCTGGCAAACTATTCATAATAACTGACTGTACTAAGTTCATAGTACTATTATATAGTATTATGGGTTATATGTCAAGAACGGTATAGAATTTTTTCCATACTTCCCGCTGTAGGAGTATGCACGAATCGAACTCTGTTATATACACCGTTCCAGTTTGTATAAGAAATGCCGGTTTTACTGGCCAATGTCACAGTTTTAATGTCAAAGTAGTCGGTTGGTGCTGGAGCAACATTATCGCTTAGAGTAGCCTGTACAACGACGTCACCGCTATATCCATTTACGTAAAATGCGGCAGTATGTAATCCTGAATTTTGGTTTAGTTTTGATTCTGCTACTAACGGATTACTAGTATATGTTCCTCCACTTGCTGTGAAGTCTGCTAGGTTTAATGCCAAACTATCCTTCACGTCTGGAAATACACCATCTAAAATTTG